GGTACCTGTTTTGATAGGGGCGATTTTATTTAAGGATTGATACCCTATTCGGGTAATGGCAAAATCTAACTTTCAGCAAAAATTACGAAAGTTAGCATTATGTTTATTAGAATTTTTAATCTTGTTTTTTTTATTATATATACATTTCATTTTTTAAATATTATTTTTATTCCTAATGAAATTAGATATTCAATTATGGCGTTGTATCTAGTTATTAATTTATTAGGTTTTATTCAAAAAAAATCTAAATCTAATATTAAATTTTCTGATAATGATGACTTTTATTTAATGAATACAACTCCAAAAAAACCAAGCCCTAAAGATCCTGATATGGTTAAGTTTATGTCTGATTTAAATGAATCCATAGAGAATAAGAAAATAGAGAAAATAAAAGTTAAAAATGAATAAATTTATCATTCCGTTATTAGTTTTATTTACTTCTAGCTTTGCTATTGCTGGCGAAATTCAAGTTAATAATTCAAAGAATATTACTTATACAAAACAACATACTGAACATTGGGATAAAAAACCGTGGGCGCGTTCTGTATCTGATAATTCGTATAGAAAATTCCAAACCGAGGCAATGAAGGCTAGATATGAAGGCTATTTGTCAAAACAAACTGTAAGTGCAACTGTTGAAGCCCAAGTATCCCGAAAAGCCGTTCTTTCAGGCGCATTTAAACTTGTAAAAAGTGGCGCAGCTTTAGGTTCTCGTTTAAGCGGTTGGGGTACAGCTGCTTATTTTGCTTACGAAGCTTATCAAGCTGTTAAATCTGATCTTGAATCTGAAGGTTATAAGTATGATGAAAGTTCTAAAGAATTTTTAAAAGCTTACGCGGATGCATTATGTCAAGATGACCCTGTTATCCAATCCTGTATAGGAGTTGACTCATCTGTTGTTCGTGCTTTGTCTTTAGGCGGTAAAAGTGCTCAGGAAGCTCAGCAACTTCTTATTATGCAGGCTGAAAAAGATTTCAAAAATGTTTTCCCAAAAATAAAAGAAAAAAGATATCCAAACGCGCATTTTCAATTTTGTTTTTGGTCTGAAGGTGTTTCTTGTCAGATCAGTACTGGTACAAGATTTTTTTATGCTCCACAAAAAGGGCTGCATAGAGAATTTCTTGATGAAGAAAAATTCCTTCAAATCGCTACCCCATCAATTGACCGTAATCCTACCCCATTTATCGAAGGCTCAGACAGACCAGGTTATAAAGAAAAAGTATTAGTCCCTGCCGGTACAGTTGTAACCATTGGCCCTATTACTCCCGAAAACGGCAAACCGGTTCAAATTACCATTACTTTCGGTCAAGATTCAAATGGCAACTTAACTGCAAAAGTTGAAACAACGCAGCGTCCTGATCTTGATCCGGGTAGCCCAGAAGCACCTAAATCTAAACCTGACGGTAATCCTGATGGAAAACCTGACGGTAATCCCGATGGAAAGCCGGATAAAAAACCTGATGATAAACCCGATTCAGATGATAAGCCTGATAAACGTCCAGATGATAAACCTGATCCGGATGATGATCCATCTGATAAAGATAAAGATAAAAGAAAAGAAGATAAAAAAGATGACAAAAAAGAAGAATCAAAAGGTTTACTTTGTGATTTTTTTCCAGACATTTTAGCCTGTGACAAAATGGGCAAGCCTGAAGAGGGAATGTTTGATGCTATAAGTATTCCTCAAACTACCGATGATAGGACATGGTCGTCAGACGATTTCCTACCGCCAAATGGCGTTTGTCCTCAACCCAAAAGTTTCAACATTTGGGGAAAACCGGTACAAATCAGCTATGAACCGCTTTGCGTTTTCATGGAAAAAGTCCGTTTTGCTGTTCTGCTCGGATTTATTATCATGTCCGCGTTTATTGTTTTCGGATCGTTGAGGAAATAAGAGGTACTTATGCCATTACTTGCAGGTCTTATACCTTTATTGGCCATTTTGCTCAAAATGCTAATTGTCAGAATAATTATTGCTACTGGCATGACGTTTGTAACATATGCAGGCTATATTATTGCGCTAAATAAATTTAAAGATTACACCCTAAATGCAATCAATTCCATGCCGTCTGATATTCTTAATTTACTTTTAATCGGTGGTTTTGGCCAAGGTCTTGGTTATTTATTCGGCGCATTCAGCTTTTATATTGGAATGAATACATTAAATAAATTAACTTTTATTATGCCAAGGTAGCTTTATGATTTATTTGTTTACAGGGAATATGGGTACTGGCAAAACATCACGCGTAGTATCCATGATTCTGAACAACGAAGACGGCTTATTTAAAATGAAGCTTGAAGACGGTACGGAAGTAGATCGTCCGCTTTATTTCTGCCATATTGACGGTTTGGATAAACGAAAATTTAACGCGCATGAACTTACTGAAGAAGAAATCATGTCTGCACCGTTGCGAGATATTATTCCGCAAGGCGCCGTCTTGATTGTTGATGAAGCACACTATACCTATCCTGTACGCGCTGCTGGTCGCCCTGTTCCGCCTTATATTCAAGAATTAACCGAACTTCGCCATTACGGCCATACGGTTATTTTAATGACCCAACACCCTAGTCAGCTTGACGTATTTGTCCGTAATCTTGTGTCAAAACATACGCACCTTGAGCGTAAAGCAGTAGGTATGAAGCAGTATTCTTGGTACAAATGCGTTACCAGCCTCGATAATCCCGCCGGTGTCAGCGGTGTTGAATCAGCTAGTTGGAAACCGCCTAAAGATGCTTTCAAATATTACAAATCATCCAGCCAGCATCAGAAGTTTAAAAAGCAAATTCCGCTTGCTGTTTGGGCTTTAGTAGCTATTTTGGGTTTTATGGCTTGGAAAGGCTATAACGTTTATCAAATCTATCAGCAAGGCACTGGCCAACAAGAACAGGTCGAACCACAGGAAGCAGCCGCCAGTCAGTCGCAAATGGAATTACCAAAGGAAACCGAGCCAACGGCCAAAATTGATAATAGTCTAAACCCGACAGACTTTATTCCAAAGTTGGCCGAAAAACCAGAATCCAAACCGCTTTATGACAATGTACGCCAAGTCAAAACATTTGAGTATATTGCCGGTTGCGTCGAAGGTGGTAATAGTGGCTGTACTTGTTACAGTGACCAAGGTACACCGCTGAAAGAAATCACAAAAACAATGTGCAAAGACTACGTGCGTAACGGTTTGCCATTTAACCCTTACAAAGATAAAACCAAAACTACCCAGGCAACACAGCCCCAAAACCAAGCTAAATCCAATGACAATAGTCAAGTTTTAGCACTTGGCGGAAAATCTCCGCAAAATCTCATGTATGACGGCTATGTAGAGGCAGGAGAACAATTCCAGCAACGTGGAGGGACTGTCGGATCTAATTAATCAAGCTGCTTTTTACTGTGTTGATGTAGCCCTAAAGGCGGAATCAATATGGTAAAAAGTAGCACGGGGTGCGGGAACTCCCGCTATTGTCCGCATTTTCTCTATAAGCTAAAACCTGTAAACCGTTTGATTTAGACGGCTTACAGGTTTTTGTTTAGCGCAAAACAAAGCCTGGGCGGTTTAGGCAGTAAAACGGCCAAAGCAAAAAGCTGCACAAAAGAAATGCCGAATCGCCCATTTATCCTAAAGATTGAATACCATCATAGCCGTGCAAACAGGCTGAATCATAAGGAAAATGCAATGAATGTAATAGGATTCGATATTTCCAAAGACACCATAGACGTAACTTTGCTTAGAAACAGCGGCCAAGTAGACTATATTAAAATAGCCAATGCCTGCGAAGGTTTCGAAAAACTAAATGACTGGATACGATCCAAACGTATCCGCAAAATCAGTATCAGCATGGAAGCAACCGGCATTTATTACGAAGAAGCTGCTGACTATTTCAGTGCAATTTATCAAGTCTTCGTTATAAATCCTCTGAAAATTAAAGAATACTCAAAAAGCCAGTTCAGCCATACAAAAACCGACAAAGCCGATTCAAGGCTGATAGCAGAATACACAAAACGCCATTTAGACAAACTTACGCCGTTCAAGCCGTCTGAAAACCCAACTCTGTATAAACTGATAAGCCTGCTCCAGCAACTCAAACAACAGCAAAACGAAAGTCAAAACAGACTGCACGCCGCAAAAGATACTTTTATTCGTGCCACACACGAAGCAATCATATTGCTCTTGGCCAAACAGATAGACCAAACGGCCAAGCGAATAGACCTCATGATTCAGCAACAAGATAGCCTGAATACGCATTACAAAAATCTGCAAACAATTCCCGGTATAGGCAAAGATACCGCTGCAATCCTGCTCAATCATCTCACAGACAAACAATTTAAGACGGCCAACAAATTCGTATCATTCGCCGGATTAAGTCCGCGCATTGAACAATCAGGAACCAGCGTAAATAAAAAAGGCAGATTAAGCCGCTACGGTCACCGCCGGCTTAAACGCGCCTTGTTTATGCCCGCGCTTGTCGCCTATCGAATTAAAGCCTTTCCTAAGTTAGTTCAAAACTTATCTAAAAAGCCTAAAATGATCGTAATTGTTGCTTTGATGCGCAAACTCGCCAAAATCGCCTACTACATCCATAAAACACAAAAGCCGTTCGAAAAAATGCGCTATCAAATAGCTTAACAAAAACAAACAAAAAAACCGGCGGCCGGGAAAAAAAACGGGCCCCGCGCGGCTCGTGGGGGAAGAA